TGAGCTGTGACATTGATGTCCGTAGACAATTCATGACCATTAACTCTTCGCGTTGATTGTACAGCGCCAGCAGCAAGTTTTATCGTTTCTACCAAGCCGAGGTTTTGTTGAAATAATGCAACATTTGGAATGTCACCGCCGTTCCGGTCTTTAGATAATCGTGCATTCGCATTATCCATTACGATTTTAACTGCGTATGGGGTAGCAGCCTGCGTTTCACTGGTGCTGTTCACTGCGCTGCTAAGTTGAACCAGCCCTCTTTGCAGTGTCGTGCCAACAAGGACACCTATGGATTCCCGCGATGTTTTTTGTGCTTCCGCACCCCGCGCTTTTATCTCTTTCAGGTACTGGTCTATGCGCAGGAATAACCCGTCGCCTGTTGCAACATTAAGTGTAACATTCGAGGTATCTGATACAGCCAGGCGAAACTGCATATTGACGCTGACTCCGCCAACAGGCTTATCGATAGATGGGCAGTTTGCCACTGCGTACAGTTCTCCGGCATCAGTCAATAAACCGACTTCTCGAACGGTGAACCCACCTATCCCGGTCGGCAGAACGATTTTCGCCATTAACTGCGCGGACTGTTCCGGGGATACCACCAGCTCTGCAATATCTCCCCGGTACGTTTCATTGATTAACCGGATTTGCGCCGGATCTGGCTTGACCTGCTTGCCATTGCTGTCACCCACTACAAAGTTGGTCAATACAATTAGGCTACCATTGGCAAGAGCCTCTGCTTCCAGTTCTTTACCCCGGTTAGTAATAATTGAGTAGTAATCAGCCATGAGATTCCCCGGCAAAAATGTCCACATCGATATGCGCTGTTGTCGCACCCGATATATAAAAAGCCCCGTCCATACCTACATTCGCCATCACATCGATTTTGCTAAGGTAGCTGCGCAGGTTCTTGGCCCGCTCGGCAAGTTGGCGGATCTGATGATAGAGAGCATCACTGACCACCTCACTGCTTTGTACTTCGATCCGAAAGGTGTAAGGTTCAGCCCGCGGGGTGTCTTCCCACCACTCCACCACGGTCGTGGGCAGGTTCACCGACCCGAGAGAACGGCGTACCGCTCCGGCCGTTCCCCTGTGCTGATGAACATATGCGGCATCTTTTATCACCTGTCGCTTCTGCACCTCTGTCCAGCCGTCATCCCAGAAATCAACGGCATGCTCCCAGGCCAGCCAGGGGAGAAGATGCGCCGGACATGTGTCAGGATTTTTGGCATTACGCACCATATTGGTATTGAGGGTGGCGATTTGCTCAGCACTGGCCTTCTCCTGCGCCCGCTCCTCATGAAATGCTCCAGGAGGCAGCAGAGATCGAAACTTAGCCGTCATTACTACTTACCTCTCTACGGGTGACATTTATGGCGGTACACCAGGGCGCTTTACCCGCTTCCGCTTCCAGATCTGCTGCCGGAGATATCAGCCTTACCCGTACCACACCGGATTGCTGCAGCGAGGCATAAATAGCGGACAGAGGGACGACAGTTTTAATCCGATGGGAAAGCGTGGTGTATGACCGTAAAACATCGATAGCGTTATTCAGCACCGTATTGGCGTCCGGTCCTTCCGGGATCTCCAGCTCCGCCGTAACGGCATAGTTTGCGATCGTGGCACTTTTAACCGTCACATAGTCCGTTAACGGGCGGATTTCATCCGCATTCAGTGTGCTGTCAACCTTTTCAAGCAGGGTTTTCTCCGCCGTCCCGTCTCCGGTACGTGACAGGACATAGACATCAACGTATCCGGGCAGGTTATGGGTTTCTGGCCCATAGGCATCAGCATCCAGCACATCCGTATCGGCAGACTTCGCGTGAAAGCGGTATGCGTTACGTGCGCCTGCTGTATTAAGCTGTGCCCATGAAAGCTGAATACGTTCGCGGAATGCTGCATCGTCTTCGAGTTCAGGCTCGACTGGTGGAATAGCAAGCGGATCACCGGGCTTAATCACCTGCCGTTTAACGTTGAATGCGGCACCAATCTGGTCAAGGTCAGCATCTTTTGCACTCGCCAGAAATACCGCCCGCACGGCATCATTAACCCGCTGAAAAGCCAACGTCAGCTGGTAGGCATTCACCTCCCCCTGTTTAAACGTCGGGTCGGATTCCACCAACGCATCAAACTGCTTATCAAGCTCCCGCAGTCGCGCCAGCCAGCGGGTGAAGATTTCAGCCGCATCCGGCACCACAATGGCATTCGGCACCTCCAGTTCGGACAGGTTGATCACGTCATAGCTACTTGCCATAAATCGTTATGTCTCCCGTTCTGACAGGTAAATTGGTTTCCTTGTTGATACCTTCAACATCCAGCACACAGCCCGACGTCCCTTCAAGAAAGGAAACGAGCACACGTGTTACCTTCAGCCGCGGCTCCCACCGGGCCAGTGCGGTCGCTGACGCGGCGATTATTTGTAGACGGGCTAGATCATCCCGCGGGTTATCCACCAGCGAAAACAGATCACTGCCATAGTCCCGGACAAGAACCCGGCTCCCGATGGGAGTGGTAAGTATGTCGCTGACGGACTGGCGCAAATGGGCGACGCCGGACAGGCGTTTACCGGTCCGGCTGTTTACACCGTTCATAATGTTTTTCCGTATGAGGATCGCCAGTAGGCGGAGAGTTAACCGAAATAATCCGGGCCAGTTTTATCCTTGCTGCCGGATTTTTTGGAAGATTTCGCAGGCTTGCGAATATCAACTACCAGGTTGTAGGTGTAGCTGAACCCGCCAGGCGTAAGGGAA